AGTTACAGCAGCAACCATTCTTTGGCATATCTTATTTAGTCCTAGCTATCGTGTTGCAATTCTAGCCAACAAAGAATCACAGTCTATTGAAATTCTTAACAGAATTAAAGATGCCTACGAGTTTCTTCCTCAGTGGATGCAACAGGGCGTTCTAGAATGGAACAAGAAAAGTATTGTTCTTGAAAATGGCTCTAAAGTTATGTGTGCGGCTACGTCTTCGTCCGCTATTCGTGGTCAATCGATGAACATGATTTATCTCGATGAGTTTGCTTTCGTACCAACAAACGTACAAGAAAACTTCTTTGCATCGGTTTATCCTACAATTTCATCTGGTCAATCTACAAAAGTTATTATCACATCAACGCCAAATGGGTTCAACCTATTCTATAAGATTTGGCACGATAGTGAAGAAGGTAGAAATAACTATGTAAGATCGAACGTTCACTGGTCTAGTGTTCCTGGTAGAGATGAAAAGTGGAGAGTTGAAACTGTTCAGAACACGTCTGAGAAGCAGTTTAGAGTTGAGTTTGAATGCGAGTTCCTTGGTTCGTCAAATACTCTTATTGATGCTGGCAAGTTACAAAAGATGGTTTATAAAACTCCAATTCGTAATATGGATGATACTAACATTTATTTTGCTCCAGAACATAAACATAATTATATTATTACAGTAGATGTGGCTAGAGGAGTGGAAGGAGACTACTCAGCCTTTGTCATATATGATGTCACCAGCTATCCATATGGGGTAGTTGCTTGTTACAAATCAAATGAAATATCTCCATTGCTATATCCAAATAAAATATATACAGCAGCTAGAGCATATAACGATGCGGTTGTACTTGTAGAAGTTAATGACATCGGACAACAAGTTGCTGACATTCTTTATAATGATTTAGAATATGAAGGCGTTCTTGTTACTCAGAATAAGGGTAGGGGCGGTCAACGGATTGGCGGTGGCTTCGGTGGCGGTCGTCCTCAGATGGGTGTAAAAACTACCAAACAAGTAAAGAGAATTGGCTGTAGCAACTTAAAAACACTTATTGAAAATGATAAGCTTATTGTTAATGACTATGATATTTTTTATGAACTAACCCGTTTTATTGAAATTAAAGATTCATACGAAGCAGAATCTGGCTCACATGACGATCTTGTTATGTGCTGCGTTCTTTTTGCTTGGTTAGTCAATCAAAGCTACTTTAAAGAATTGTTTACAACAGATGTTCGTGGGCAATTACTTGACGATAACAGATCGATTATTGATGATGCTGGACTAACCTTTGGTTTTATAAATAACCATTATGAAGAAGATACTTACATACAAACAGATAGTGAATTTAATAATTTAGACTTCCATCCGCGACCATATAATGATGACTTCTTGTAATCTTAAAAATTATAAATACAATGAAGTTTTATAAGAATACTAAACCCTTCAAGGAGAGAAAAATATGGCTCAAATAAGTCCAGGTATTAATACTAGTGAAATTGATCTAACCACAGTAGTCCCAGCAGTATCTACATCTGTTGGCGCTATCGCTGGTTTGTTTCGCTGGGGACCAGTTAATCAACGTGTACTGGTTGATTCTGAAGCTACGCTAGCTCGTGTTTTTGGTAAACCAACAGCACACAACGCAGAAACATTCTTTACAGCAGCAAACTTCCTTGCTTATGGAAATGCGCTTCAAGTAGTTCGTGTTGTCGAAAAGCTAACAACAAATGCATACAATTCATTTGCTAACGCTACTACTGGTGCTACTGTCAGTGCTTTACCACAAGTTGATAATATTGATAGCTATAATGCAACAGCCTCATATGACGCAAACGTAGATTATATTGCAAAGTATGAAGGTCTTTTAGGAAATTCACTAAAGATTTCAGTTTGCGATAGTGCTGCTGCTTTTACTTCAACTTCAAATGCTGGTGTAACAACAAGCTATGGCGTAGCAAGTAACGCTAGTTCAACTGTTGCAATCGGAAATAACTTTGTTGTAACTTCTGGTTCAAACGTTCTTCAAGTTTCTCTTTTTGGTAACACTACTTCCGTTTTAACCAACACTCAGCTTACTACCGCTCTTGCTGGTTTTAAGGTTGGTGATTATGTCTTAATCGGTAACAATACTATTGGAACTCAATATTTAAAGATTTCTTCTATTGGTACAGCAACAACCGTATCCAATACAACTGCTATTCTTTCTGGAACAAATTATTCTGCTACTGCTAACATTAACTTAACTACTACAAACAATCTTGGGACAAACTTTGCCGCCAACACTGTAGCTCGTTATTGGGAATTCTATAACCAAGTAGCTAAGGCTCCTGGTACATCAAACTATCTAACAACCAATGGTTATACAGCACAAGATGAAATTCATGTTGTTGTTGCTGATGCTGGTGGTCTATTCAGCGGAACTCCTGGTACTGTACTAGAAGTATTTGCCAATATGTCACGCGCAACAGACGCAAAAACAGATCAAGGCGCAAGCAACTATTACAAGAACATTCTAAATTCTGGATCAAACTATGTTTGGTGGGTTAGGGATCGTTCTGGTGCTGCTTCTGCTCTTGCTTCTGCCGTAGCTACTTCAAGCACAACACTTCCTTATACTGCTAACTTTGTTGGCGGAACAGATGGTGCTGATGAAGCTGGTTGTAGTTTAGCCACACTAGTAGGCGGTTATTCACTATTCTCGTCTTCTCAAGATGTTGACATTTCTCTTATCCTTCAAGGTAAGGCAAGAGGCGCTTCTGCGGATTCAACTACTCAACCATCAACTACTACATTTACATATGCTGGTTTGGCTAACTATATCATTACCAATATCTGTGAAAAGCGTAAGGATTGCGTACTATTCGTATCTCCTGCAAGATCAGATGTTGTACAAACTGCATATGGTACAATTAGCGATCCAACAACAAACGTAATTGCTTTCCGTAATAATATTAATTTCAATAGCTCTTATGCTGTTATGGATTCTGGTTACAAGTATCAATATGACAAGTACAACGATGTTTATCGTTATATCCCCTTGAATGGTGATATTGCTGGTACTTGCGTAACAACCGATAGCGTTCGTGATCCTTGGTATTCTCCTGCTGGTTTCATTCGTGGTAATATTAAGAATGTCACAAAGCTAGCATTCAATCCAGGACAAGCACAGCGCGATTCTCTATATGCTAAGGATGTAAATCCAGTCGTTTCCTTTCCTGGTCAAGGCGTTGTTCTATACGGTGACAAGACACTATTGGGTCGTCCAAGCGCATTTGATCGCATCAACGTTCGTCGTCTATTCATCGTACTAGAAAAAGCAATCTCTAAAGCTGCTCAATCAAGTCTCTTTGAATTCAATGACAACTTTACTCGTACACAATTTAAGAACTTAATTGATCCTTATTTGAGACAGATTCAAGGTCGCCGTGGTATTACTGATTATCGTATCGTTTGTGATACTACAAACAATACTGGTCAAGTTATTGACTCTAATCAGTTTATTGGTGACATCTACATCAAGCCAGCCCGTTCGATTAACTTCATTCAGTTGAACTTCGTAGCTGTCCGCACTGGGGTTGATTTCTCTACCATTGTTGGTCAGTTTTAATTAAAAGATAGGAGTTAAACAAAATGGCATTTAATATTAACGATATTAAGGGAGCGTTCAACCTAGCTGGCGCACGTAATACCCTTTTCTCACTACAGGTAACTTCGCCTCCTTATTTGGGTGCAAGCGATGCGGACAATAAATTAGTTTTTACTGGTCGTGCCGCTCGTATTCCTGAAACAAAGGTCAACACAATTCAAGTTCCTTACTTTGGTCGTAAGATTAAGTATGCTGGGGATCGTACATTCGATCCTTGGACCATCACTGTAATCAACGATGAAGACTTTAAGGTTCGTGATAACATGGAAGCATGGTTGTCTTCTATCAACAGTCACACTGGTAATATTCTTTATTCTGGTGCTATTGGCGCTCAGTATAAGTCAAATGCTACTGTAACTCAGTATGCCAAGTCTGGTGAAATCATTCGCGTTTATCAATTCAATGGTATTTTCCCATCTGATGTAAATGCAATTGATCTAGATTGGGATGCTACTGATAGACTTGAAGAGTTCCAAGTTACATTTGAATATGATTATTGGACTGTTTCTGGCGGAAGCACAGGCGATGCTGGAACAGCGTCAGCTTATATCTAAGAGTTTTTGACCGAACCTATATAATATAATGACGTAACGCGAGGTACAAACTGTGGAACTATTTGGTTTTGAAATTAAAAGACGGCAGGGAGAAGAAGCAAAGGACGTTACATCCTTTGCTCCTGTTGATAAAGATGATGGTGCAGTTAATGTTTCTGCTGGCGGCACTTGGGGAACTTACCTCGACCTAGAAGGTGCCGCCAAAACAGAAGCTGAACTTGTTGCCAAATATAGAGAAATGGCTCTTCAACCAGAATGTGAAATGGCAATTGATGAAGTTGTCAACGAAGCTATTTCACGAGAAGATGACAGATCAATCGTCGATATTAATACTGACGAATTGGATAGTATTGTCACCCCAAAAATCAAAAAGATTTTGCACGATGAATGGACTAAAATCCAAGAAATGCTTAACTTCAATAATTTTGGATATGAAATCTTTCGTCGGTTTTATATTGACGGACGACTATATTATCATGCTATGGTTGATGCTAATAATCCTCGTGAAGGCATTCAACAATTTCGATACATCGATCCTCGTAAAATTAGAAAAGTTCGTTCTTCTCACAGAGAAAAGAGAGGAA